ACTAAATAATACTATTTCATTGTTAACAGATATACTTGTGTTAGAAGAAAAATCGCCAACAGGACCTATGGTGCTGGCAACAATAACAAATTTACTAGATGTGGAATTATATCTAAACCCTATATAATCTTCTACTGAAGAACCTGTTGTTGCTGTCGGCAATATTAATGTTGTGGATGCTTCATAATTACTTCCAAAAGTTAATGTTCTTGTTGTCGTAGATGTAACTCTTAAAATCAATCCCTGTCCAGTTACCGGAGTTCCCGTTGGATTAGCAAATGTTGAATTTTGAGATAAGCTTGTTAATACTCCTACATCTGTTGTATCTATATTCGGAGTTATTGTTGCTGCGTCTGTTAATGTTACTACACGTGGATTTATACGTTTATTAGTTAATGTTTGTGTTGTGGTAAGAAGTGCAAATGTATCTGTTCCGCTTGGGATAGTATGCGTATTTACTGTTCCAACTCCAGCCATATTCCCGTTAGTATCAGCAACAGTAACTGCTGAATCTTGTATCAACTCCCCTGTAATTCCATCAAACCTTACAATGGCATTATCCGTTGATGATGCTGGACCAACAACGTCTCCGGTTCCGGGCACAGAACCAGGAAGATTATCAACTGTTTTTGCAAGTTGATTAATAACGATCTGAGCATTTAATAAATCAGTATCTATATTTTTTCTATCTTGTTGATAGTCATATTTATCACCAAAAATATATTTAGATATTTTAGTAAATAATGTGATCATACGTTGGTTTCCAAATGCACAAATGAACCTAAACCGTCAATCTGTACCGTTTCTCCAAGATTCATATTAGAAAACTTAAATCTAACAACTTTTCCTCTTCCATCTAAATCTCGACGTGTATATGCACCACCGGAACCAGCCCAATTAAAATTATCCCATGTAACATTATCCCAAGTTGAACCACCAGCTGATATGGAAAATGATTGAGAATAAGTATCCCCTTCTTCAAAATCATAAGAATAAGAGAATGTTAGAGTCGTATTGTAAGTTTGATAATATATATATATGTTCGGAATACCCTTAGAATCCACAATATCCTGAAATGATTTCCAGTTAGTATAATAATAAAAATTGATAGCTGTTCTTACATTTAACGGATAATCGTCAGCCCCAACATCCATACGATATACAAATCCAGAGTAATCTCCAAAATATATTCTTTCTTCTTGGGCATTTTCATATACCGTAACCATAGAAGATATTGCCATACCATTGTAAACACTAAAAGAATTTAATGACCAATCCCATATAAGGACAAGATCGTTGTTTGTTTGACCAGTAGAAGGAACAGAAATGAAATACTTGTCTTTAGTTTTCTGTGTCATCGACCTAGATTGACTCAATCGGGTTTTATTTAAACCATCAAATGTTTGTTGAATATCCATACTTATTTTATTGGAACTATTACCGTCAAAGTACCATAGTCCGTCAGAAGATAAAAACACTAGACCATTTTCTACCTCTTGAATGCTAAAACTAGCAATACATCCAACGGGAGAAGCTGTCTTTTGATATACAAACGGCAATGTACTGTCTCCAGTAAATAGCAAAATATATATAGACCGTTCTTTAAAAACAACAATTCTATCGCCAAGAACCCTAAACCCAGTAATCTGCTGACCATCGTCTTTAGATATATCAATAAAAGATGTTGCAAGCCATGTAAGATCATCCTTAATATTTGACCAATATAATCTTGATCTGTTTACTGTAGAACCCTCAGTAACATTAGCCAAAAATAAGTAATTATTAAATTGTCTTACAAACTTAGATTTGACTATGTTAATGTTTGCTGCAACTGAAGAAAATGTTATCGTAGCATCTCCTGTACCACCTGATTTTGTTAATGTTCCGGAAGTTGACGGAGCACTGCTACCAGAAGCAATAATTGTGCCAGCCCCTGAAGTTATGGATGCGTACTGCACGGTAAATGTAACTGCATTGTTAGTATACGTAGCAGTTGCTGTCGGAGTAACCGTTACACCAGAAACTTTAAAAGAATAATAATTTGTTCCAAATGCTGGCATTGGCAAAGTATTTCCTGTGCCATTCCATTGATTAGGAAGATTTGAATTATTAGTTATGTAGACAGTATTTAGCCAATTATCAAAATCATTAAAATTTGTTGCTGTGTATCCACCAGTACCCGTAATATCATCCCACGTACCATCTAGGTCATCCATCTTATAAGCGTTACCATTTGTAATATTTAATAATTTCGATGTATAAGTGCCAGTAGATAAGTATTCAAACCAATGCGAACCATCAGAAGACGTATCCCCAGTAATAGCGGTTGTATTTAATGCAGTGTATCCATTGCGCTTAAGAATACTTCCAGTTTTATCAAAATCAACATTTCTTAATCCGGAAGACTGGTTATCCTTAAGAGATAATGGGCCACTAGAAGAATTCAATCCACCGTTAAAATTAATATCTGCTACTGGTGCAGATTGACTTGTATAATTACCGCCAGCCATTTAATAACTCCTCCATCCATAAAATCCCCCAGAACCCACTTGTAGAGGATTTATAATCCCATTATGGTTATTTCCTTTTCCCGATCTTTTTAAAGTAGGATTCCAGTCCACTTTATCAACATTGGTCTTCTTTAAAGAAGAAATTTCATCTGCATACATTTGAAAGAAATCTCTATCTTCTTTCATGTTTTGTTCAGCTTTCATCTTTGCGGTAGACAAAAGAATAATAGCTTCAGAAAAATCTTCTCCAATCTCTGAAACATCGCCATCATTGACAAGTTGATACGGTATCTTGTAATAGAAACAGTTAATAGGGATGACCTGATTAGGCAATGGATAAAGTTGGATTTTTGTATAATAAGGGCCCGTAGTTGTATTCCCAACCAAAAGAACACCCACTGTTGTATTCCCTGTATCTGTGGTGCAGGTTATTCTTCCAATTGTTGATTGATTTTTAGTTATTCTTTCAATAGATGAAAAACTCTTTAACCCAGGAACGGCAGTTGTTCCATCAGAGCCATTCGTTACAATTATTTCATAATCTGGATACCCAGAAACAATTCCGAATACAGTTACAGATATTGATGTATCGGATGTGGATGAAGATGATATTGTAACAACAGATGTATCTAGTGGTTGCTCTATAGTTGAATCCATACCCCACATTTTATAACTCAATGGAATACTTGTAATTAAATCATAAGTGCTAGAATTGTAAAACTCTTGCGTAGGAATATATTGCATTTGCGTAGGATAACCGTACGCCCTATGCCAAAAGAAAGCTGAATGTCCAACCTGTATTGGAAGGGTATATTCTTCTTGTGGATAAATTGAATATTTTGCCGTTGTTGAAGTAGTTCCGTTATAAACAGCATCGAGAGTCAATGTTGTTTCACCAGTAATAGAAGCTATTTTAAATATAGTGTTATTACCATTAAAAGTTATATATCTTCCTTTAGTAATATTATTAGTAATAAAAGTTGCGCCAGTAACTGTTACATTAGCAGAATTAGCAGTAACGGTAACCGCACCGGTTCCTGTCGAATATGAAGTAACCGTATTAAATGTAGCTGTGCGTCTAAGGCTACGCCAACGAGCTTCACGAGCAATCCTAAAAATTGAAGTATTAATTACGTTTTTTATTCCCGTATCAAATTGCGTACCACCTTGGTTCTTGGTAGCTCGACGCTTGACTTCTTCACGTAAATCAGAGAATGCGAATGGCATATCAGCCCCCTATAAACGATAAAATTTATTTATTGATTAATCTTCACATTAATAACTTCTTCTAAGTACTTGTCAGAAAAAGCTGTGTACCCCTTCTGGGGGTAGCATATATCTTCACCTTCGTACTTGCACTCGCCATTGACAAGAACAACAGGATGCAACTTTAAACTACTTCCGCAACCTATCCAAAATAGAAGTAATGGCAGAAGCATCCCTAGATACAATGGCAGTCTTAGCTTCTTCATATAATTCCTTTTTCTCTATCTTTTTCTCAGCGTCTTTCTCAAACTTATTTTTAAGGACAAGGTAGAGAATTTGTAATACAGCTTTTATTACAGCCCACATTAGAGTTTTTTATCAACTGCGTTAGATACGGTTGTAGTTAATGCATGTCGCATCGTTGCCGTTCCGATTGCCGCAAAGATAGCTGTAACTAAGTCGGGTAAAGAAATAGCCCCGTTTGCGAAAGCTGCTACTGCCGTAATAATTGCCGCCAAAACTGTTAGGTAAGTTTTCCATCCTGATAATAATTTATCCATTTTAATCTCCTTGTTGGTTTAACTCGTCTTTAACCATATTGTGTATCTTGTGTCTAACAAAACTTAAAGAACCAATTACATTTTTAATCTCGGTAATCCAAGTACCCATCTTGCTTTCAACTACCGCAAGTTGTACGTCTAAGTCTAGCAAGTCCTCTTTAGTCTTTAAATCCACCGATCAACTCCATTAACTTCATTATATTTATTTGATTGACCACCATTAAATAATGCGCACTGTCGTAGTTTTTGCGCTTAACAAAAAACGCGATTATTCTATTGATTCTTAAGATTTCCTCCATTGCCTCGTGGCTCTCGGAGTATACTCCTGATTTCATTTTCATTTTGGTCTATTCTAATATCCACACGGTTTATTCTTTCTGTACTATAATTGACCCGCTCGGTAATCTGACCAGATAAATATAATCCTCCAGATACTTGAAAAACCATCGTGAAGATAATGCCAACGATCGCACTTCTCCACTTCCTTCCGTCGGAGACATACGCTTCATGACTCGCAACCATAAGCATAACCTCGGCAAGAATCTTATTCGTCTTTTCTATCTCTCGCTCAAATCGGTTTTGCGGTTGATCGTTGTTCATTGATTTTCCTTTATTTTAAAGCTATGAATTTCGGAACATCAAGTAAATTTTGCACTAATTTGCCAAAAGTTCCAGCAGTAGTTGATGACGATAATAATACAGCCCAAACAGCTCCGGCATCGCCCAACTGCTCAAACATAATGGGGCTAGGTTGTCCTCTATCCCATGTTGTCAAATCTGTAATTGTGTTTGTACCGTTTAGAATATCGCAGACATAAACATACGCCGCTGACGTTGTAGTTTTTGCTGTAATCCGGATGGTAGCAAACAACGGTACAGCACCTAAGTAATTTGCCGCTAATGCGTACGTAAGCCAGCTGCCTGTCGTATCGCTCATCGTCTGTGTGGCGTCTGCTGCGGTTGAACCAGGTAAAAATATCTCTACAGTACAAACGCTTGTACCGAATGCAATATTTTTTTGTATAAATCCTAAAGCGTTTACAGCACGACCAACAACAGCTGGTACTTTATATTCGTATCTAAATCCTGTTGTTAAGTCCTCCGAATTTATTCTTACGCCCAAACGTCCAGAAGTTCTGACAAGCGTATCAGATAATGTTGCACCCGTAGATTGAGCAGAACCGTACTCGGTGTACCATCGGTGGTTGTTAGCGGTTTGGTTTAATTTATTAAAAGCTACCAAAGTCGCGCCATTTGCCCCGGTTAAATATCCGCTACCTACTACAGTTGAACCTACATTACAATTATCAAATAAAACATTGTTAGAAGCGTTAGCTGTAACAACAAAACCAGCGGGGCTAGACCCCTTATTGCTTATTTCGCAATTTGTAAAAGTTGTTCCTGCCGTTGTATTTAACTGAATGTCTGTCAATCGATTAGCGTGAAAGTTCCCGCCATTAACAATGCACGGAGTTCCATTTGTTAAAAAGAATCCTCCCTGATTTGCGTTTCCATTTATATTGTTACTAATAACCGTAGGGTTTGTGAATGTACAATTTATTCCACGATAATCAACTGCTTGTCTTTGATTGCGAATAAAATAATGATCAACAAAAGTTATGTTTTTTGCGTTTACATTTACGCCCAATCCCGCAGCAGCAGGGGCCGCTGAACCGACTTGAGAGTTATAAAAGATGTTTCCTGTAAATGTTTGCGCTGTGCTTGAGTTAAGTATCAATCCGTATGACTGTGATTGATCGAAAACGCAATAGTCAACTCCAGCAACTTCTGTAGTGGTAATGACACCAATCATAAACCCAGAAGTAAACGCACTTATTAGTGGAGTTCCACCAGATGTTCCCATATTTAAAATTCTTGCCCAATCGATATCTACCTGTCCTGCCGTAGTGCTAACCGTTACAAACAAATTATTACTACTTCCTATCCCGGATGTATAATTAACATTTCTTGTAAGTAAAAGTACTTTAGCATTTGTATTATGCGTAAAGGTAAAAGCGGCTTCCGCCCCGCCACTTGTTAAAGATAGGACATAGGACGTCGGTGAATTCTTTGTAATAATAAATCTCGATTCCGTTTCATTGTAATTTGTTGCATTAGCAGAAGTTGCTGTTGTTACGACAAGATCTCCAACATTCCAATCTACTGCATCGCTTACAACAAGAGGACTTGCCGCTGTTCCCACTCCACTAACATAAGTTGTCACATAAAATGTTCGAGGCGCACCCTGCATAATGATGCGGCCAGTACCATATTGATAAATACCTTGACTGGTACCTGACAGTTGTCTAGCGAAAAGAGTAGCCGTAAGAGACGCCGGATAAGGTGTCGCCACCGTACCCATTTGTATTTCTCCACCATCAAAAACTGTTATCTGGCTTGCAATAGACAAAGTTGCGCTTGCCCCAGTGTCAAACTTCAAAACAGCAAGGCTATTGGTTAATGACCCACCGAGCATAAGTCCTTGCGTTAAAGTACGAGTCGACGTCTGAATAGTACCAGACCCTCGAATGTCTCCGGTTGTTCCGTCAACAGTAACAGTTATTGCAGTCGTGCAGTTGTGTGGAGCGATCCAGCACCTGTCCGAAGTTGTTGGTGCTTGCGTTCTATTGTCAGTAGACACATAAGAAAAAGCTGTTCCTGCCGTATCTGCCGCTACAGTTCCGCTGTTCGCCGTTGTGCTTTTTAATTGCCATCTATAATGAC